GTGTTGAAAGCCGAAATCCAGGCAATACGCCAATCTGGACATCGTGGCGCTTCAATTTTCAATTGGGTGACCAACTTTGTACTGTGGACCTTCGTGTTAGCCAAGGACCCTTGGGTATTTGTTGGGAAGACCGACGGTAAAAATGGTAAGCGCAAGTACATTTGGCAAGAGTACACTTGCGCTTTCGCGGGCAAAATCCATTTTAGGTATATCATGTGCTTAACTCCCCTTGCTGACCAGATCGAACGAGCCTGGTACAGATTGGGATTTCGCATGAAGTTAATCTTCCACGAGCCAGGCAGTGTAGCTACTTTCACGGGCTACAATTTCATGGTGAAATTGGTTTTCCCAACGCCTGGTCCCAATGAGACTTCATCGCCAGGGACTCGTGAAATGTTTCTTTATTATTCTTTATTTGAGTTCATTTAGGTTTGCGTACTGCAGACCTGGATATGGAGTTACTGTGATATGTAGGTTTACGCTCAACTCTAACGTAGTTTGCTACTCTCCATTCAACAAGCTTGCTGACTTAGTCGAACGGCCTTTGAGCTCTACTGCCAAGCCATGGATCGGCCTTCAGACGAGGCCATCGGAAATAATGACCACAGGGTAGTGAGTTCTGTTTGGTAGTATAAGGCATATGCAACTGCTGCTCGATCGTTTCTTCGTGTGAGGAATGAATCTGATACAATAGACACAATGGCCTTTCCAGATTTTCCAGGATGATGATGAGTGGAATCGTCGTTTTGAAGCCTTGCCTGCAGAGCAGAAAGCAGTGTGCAGAAAGGCTGCGCAAAAATGGCCGGGGCCCAAAAAATGCCCAGGGTATGTCTTAAGTCTTGAACTCATTTTTTTGGGGAATCATGTAACGATTAGAAAGACACATTTCCGCAGTGGTTAAAACAAACTCTCCCATCTGCCAGTGACCAAGAATGGGCTCGATAAAGACGATTTTTTCCCTGAGTTTCTACGAGCGCTCGCGACTAGTTCATGGACTTGCTCAGCTGAGGTCCGTTCCGACCCAGCACGTAATTTGCACAAAGTTGCAGCCTGTGCATTTTCTTCGAGGGCAGAGCAGTTTGTTGCCGTCCCCTCGTTGTGTTTTTATTTTTGTCAATTGGCTAAGGCTAAGGCGCATATCACCAAGTTTGGTGATACTGACATCGATGAAGCTAATGGAATGCGACTCGGTGTCGCCGCGGTTACTTCTGTGCGTCGCGCAATCCGCACGCTCTCTGGGGATGCCGCCATGGCAACAGAAACAGAAGCGACGCAAAATTTACTTGCCACGGTTTAACACCACCGCAGATGAATTTTTTTGCGGCATGTGCACGATT